GCAGACCACTGCTGCAGGGTGAGTACAGCGCTCTACCGGCGCGTAAGATCACTGAAGAGACATGCCGCAAGTTTGGTTATCAGATTGGTATGATGCGAGGACAGCCGGTGCAGATAGCTGTCTACAGAGATGCTGAAGGTAATGCAGTTGCGCAAAAAGTAAGGGGAAAAGACAAACAGTTTACCATCACTGGTGACGCATCAAAGATGACGCTCTTCGGATCACACTTGTGGTCCTCAGGGAAGAAGATTGTCGTCACGGAAGGAGAGATAGATTGTCTGACCACAGCACAAGTGACGTCTGGGGGAGCAAACAGATGGTGGCCCACGGTGTCATTACCGAATGGCGCACAGGCCGCCAAAAAGGCAGTAAAGCAAAACTACGATTATCTGGTTGCCTTCGAGGAAGTCATCCTCATGTTCGACCAAGACGATGCAGGCAGAGCAGCAGCCATAGAGTGCGCCGAGATACTACCACCCGGTAAAGCTAAGATTGCCTATCTGCCTTTTAAGGACCCCAACGAATGTCTTTTGCAGGGGCAGGGGTCTGCCATCATCGATGCTATCTGGCAGGCCAAAGAGTATCGACCAGACGGCATCATCAGTTCATCAGAGTTGCGCGACAAGATCGCCGACAGAGACGAGGTGTCGGACCTCAGTTACCCATACGCCCGACTGAACGAGATCACACTGGGGATGCAGCCAGCATCTTTGGTGACGATAGCGGCGGGCAGCGGCGTGGGAAAGTCGACGCTGGTGCGGGAGATGGCCTACTGCCTTCACCAGAAGGGCCACAACGTAGGCATGATGATGCTTGAGGAGACATCCAAGCGCACCATGCAGGGCCTTGTTGGTTTACACATGAATAAGAACATCGTGATTGATCCTACTGTAGCATCAAAGGAAGACATCGAGTTTGCCTTTGACGACCTCACGTCTGATCGTGACGTGTATCTCTATGACCACTTTGGATCGACAGATCTCGACACGGTCAAGAACCGCATCATGTACATGGCGAAGGCATTAGACTGTAAGGTGATCTTCTTGGATCATGTGTCGATCCTAGTGTCTGGGCTTACAGGTCAGGTCCACGACGAGCGGCGTCTGATTGATCAGATTATGACAGAGCTTCGGGTACTAGTGCAGCACACTGGGATCTGTTTGGTTCTTGTGTCGCACCTCAAGAGACCAAACTCTGAGGCAGGTCACGAAGGTGGTGCTAAGGTCCACCTCTCGCAGATGCGAGGGTCACACGCCTTGGTTCAACTGTCTGACTGCTGCATTGGCCTTGAGGTTGACGCAGAGCAGCCCCTCTCAGGCATCAGGAATCTTGTCGTCTTAAAGAACAGGTTTACCGGTGAGGTAGGCCCTGCAGGTGTGCTTCAGTACACCAGAGAAACTGGAAGGCTCATGGATGCCTCGTCAGTTTTAAGTTTCTAAATACGAATACCTAATTTTATTTTTAGGTCTTTCCGTATTTTGACATCTTAATCCCAACCCCAAGATTTATTTCTATGGGTTGGGCTTTTGACATCTGAAAACATCCACATCTTAGGAGAGCGCTATGGTTCGGTATATTGCCGACATAGAGACCAATGGTTTGCTGCCTGACGTCTCTACAATTCACTGTCTCGTCCTGCGAGACTTAGACACCGACGAAGTGCAGACGTTTACATCTGAGAACATCAAAGAAGGACTAAAGATCCTCTATGATGCTGAAGAGGTCGTAGGTCACAACTGGATCGGTTACGACAGCAAGGTGATCGCCAAGCTGCACCCTTGGTTCGAGGGTGGCGCTGGGCCGAAGGTCACCGACACAATGATCTTGTCGCAACTCATTAAGCCCCACATCATTGAGTTTGATGCATCAGTGCCATCGATCAGAGATGTCTTACCAAAGCGCCTCTGGGGTTCCCACAGTCTCAAAGCGTGGGGCCTGCGCCTCAATTGTCACAAAGGTGACTACGAGGGCGGCTGGGAGACCTTCAGTCAAGAGATGATGGACTACTGCGTTCAAGACACTGCAGTCACCGCGACGATCTACAAGTATCTGATGCAAGAGAAGGTCGACGACCGGTGCATTGAGCTTGAGCACAGGATGGCTGAGGTCTGTTATTACATTGGTAATAACGGCTGGACCTTCGACATGCCTAAGGCTGAGAAGCTTTATGCTACTTTGTCAAAAGAGCGTCATGAGTTAAACGAACAGCTATTCGACCTGTTTCCACCTTGGATTGTCGAGGAACCCTTTGTCCCAGCGCGTGACAACAAGACGCTTGGCTACAAGAAGGGCGAAGTGTTCATCAAGAAGCGTGAGGTCGTCTTTAATCCAAACAGCCGACCACACATTGAGCACTGTCTGCGCCAGAAGTACGGGTGGGAACCAGAGGTCCTGACACCCAGCGGCAAAGCACAGATCGACGAGACGACCTTAGGTAAACTTGAGTACCCAGAGGCTCAAAAGCTTGCACGGTCCTTTCTGCTGCAGAAGCGCATAGGCCAACTGGCTGAGGGTCCACAGGCGTGGATGAAGGTTGTCCACAAAGACGGACGCATCAGGCACTCTATCGTCAGCCAAGGCACGATCAGCGGTCGGGCAGCGCACCGGGGTCCAAACCTTGGTCAGGTCCCAGCGACACGCCTTCCGTTTGGCAAAGAGTGTCGTGAGCTATTCACGGTGCCAAAGGGCTGGAAGCTGCTGGGGAGTGACCTGAGTGGTCTGGAGCTAAGATGCTTCGCACACTTCATGGACGACCCTGAGTACACCGCTCAGGTCCTCGATGGAGACATACACACGTATAACCAGAAAGCCGCCGGACTGCCGACGAGAGACGTGGCGAAGACGTTCATCTATTCTCTGATTTATGGTGGGGGCGACATGCTGATCGGCAAGATTGCCGGTGGTGGCGCTAAGAAAGGCAGAGCGCTGAAGCAGGCTTTTGAGAGCACTGTGCCTGCCTTTGCACGTCTTAAGAGAAACCTTCAGACAGCCTCTCAGAGGGGCTACCTGTACGGTCTGGATGGCAGACACCTGTACCTCAGAAGCGAGCACAAAGCGCTCTCACAGTTGCTGCAGAGCGCTGGGGCAGTCCTTTGCAAGCAGTGGGTCCTGCTGATCGATCAGGAGATCCAGAAGCATTACCCAGATGGCGATTGTTACATCGTCGGTTGGGTACACGACGAGGTCCAGATCGCTTGTCGAACAGAGGAGATCGCAACGCATGTCGGACGTGATATCACTACAAGAATGGCGAGAGAGAGCGGAGAGGCTTTCAAGTTTAAAATCCCCATCACCTCAGAATATCAAATCGGAAATACATGGGCTGACACTCATTGAGGACCCTGCCGAAGCAGCCTTTGCGCTGCACATGGCAACCATGCTGACAGTCCTCTACCGGATCTGGAGAAAGCCTATCGGCATCAAGAGCGACTTTGCCAGAATGGCTGCTTTCTATGTCGCCATCTTAGCCTGCGAAGGAATGATCACAACAGCCATCGACGAAGACGTCTTTGGAACAACTTGGCTCATCACAGAGAAGGGCCTTATAATGAAGGGAGAGCTAGATGAATACATCAAAAGCCTCATCGAGCGACACGACGACACCCCAAGCCCCGATAATATTACTTGACGGTGACCTATACCTCTACAGAGCGGCGGCTGCTGCAGAGCAGGAGATTGATTGGGGAGACGACATTTGGTCTCTGTCGACTGATCTCAAGGACGCCAAGGAAGTCTTCAAGACCCTTGTCGATGAACTCAAGGACTTCCTGCAGACCGACAACCTGATTGTCTGCTTGTCCGATCGAGACAACTTCCGACATGAGCTTTACGTGCCTTACAAGAGCGGTCGTCGGAAGACCCGAAAGCCTGTCGGTTATAAGGCTCTCGTCGAGTGGGCTAAGGAAACCTACAAGTTTTCCGTCGGGCCACTTCTAGAGGCTGACGATGTCATGGGCATCCTTGGGACCGACAAGAGCATCGAGACCATTGTCGTCTCAGACGACAAGGACATGAAGACTGTCCCTTGCAAACTCTACCGACCCATGAGCGCTGAGATGCTCACAATCACTGAAGAGGAAGCCGACAGAAACTTCCTGCTGCAGACGCTGACCGGTGACATCACAGACGGTTACAAGGGCTGTCCTAACGTAGGCATCAAGACCGCCGAGAAGATCCTAGGGCCGCGCCCAAGCTGGGCTGCTGTT